ATCCTTTTCGTCAGAAGATAAAATTGATAAAACTTTTGCGGCTTTTTTAAATCTGCTATTAAGTTTGCCGCCTTTCATTTTTTGTTCGATAATCGGCATAACTGAAGTAATCGACGGTTTACCACCTTGCCCAGCCTTTGATGAAAACTTTTCTTCGGATCCATCTGGTGCAACCAAGATAAAATCTATCAATTTTTCATTTGCTGATGGGAATCGAACTGCTTTGTATTTTTGTGGAAATTTCTTCATCAAATAAATTGATCCAGAAATTTCGCCGAAGTCGCTAGTAATAATTCCAATATCTTCTGTAGAAACTCCTTTAAACATTTTAGGAAAAGATTCTTTTCCCTTCATAGAAAAATTAAGGATATTAAGGCATGCCTCTTTGACTGCTGGTGTTACTTTTAACTTTTGTATTTTTTGTGTAGCGTCACTGTACATTTTCTGCGCTGTGTACTGAGAAACGCTATTAAATCCTAGTCCTGTTGGTGTCAATGCTTTTTTTGCTATTGTGGCTGCCATTGTTCTTATAAACCTTTTTCAAAAACCTTTGCCAGATCTTAGGATCTCTTTTACGGAAGTGTTTACGATACATGAACACTGCTTCCGACTCACGCCAGTCTATTCTGTGAGCAATCCGTAATCTATTTATATCTAGTTTCTCAGCCTGGGTTTCATAAGCATGGGCATCAATCTCATCAGGATTACCATAATAGTGTAATCGTAATCTGTCTTTCTCGCCTTTCTTTGTATTGTACTGCTTCGTGTACACATACCCGCGCCCACGCTGTTGATGCTTGTGGCGATACTCATGGTGTATTGCACGAATAATTTTAATCGCAAGATTATTAGCGCACTTTGTGCTTATGATTGCTTTCTTAGATTCTTTCGGAAATGCCAAGATTATCTGAATGTTCTCGGGAATCGCAGACAGAATCCTAGGACAGTACTGCCCAGAAACTATCACCGAGTGGTCTTTGTAGAATTTATCTGTAAACCTTTCGGACGAGAAGTAGATTATAGACTTCGAGAAGGTGTTGTTTAATTGTCGAATGATAGAAGGAATGTGTTTTTGACCCACCCATGACGGGATGAGTTTGTTTACTTTCTTTTCTATCTTATCTAACTTCATACCTTTAGATTCTTGAATTTGTCATTCTTAGAACCAAATTTCGGTTTCTGCTCAGTTTCCTGCATCACAGCATCTTGGGCTTTCTGCTCAAGGTCATACAGTTTCATCTTGGCTCTATCAACTCCAATAGTAAATCGCTTGTGGAGGTTAGGATCGTTATAGCGATTCTTCAACTGTTTCACAAGCAGTTGATTCAATTGCTGTAGTTCTTCAGTGCTCACCAACGCAAACATGAAGTCAGCAGTGGCTGGCAAACCAAACGATTCAGAAGTATCTTCAAGTCCAGGATCTGAGTTACTGAATCCAGATCGAGTCGTCTGAGTAGCAGAGACAATCGGAACATTATTTTCTACTGCAAGACCACGCAGTTCTTCAGCGATTGCCTTGATGTAAGTATAACTGTTTACATTCGCGCCAGCTTTAATTCTTGCAGACGCACAGATATTTAGATAGTCAACGAAGATAATGTCTGGCTTAAAGTTCTTCTTCAAAGCCAAGTCATTCAGCAATGCGCGGAAGTGAGCAGGGTTGGCAGAGGCAGTAGGATATTCCTTAATGATCAACTTGCCCTTGACCTTTTCCTTGAGTTTACCCATGCGCTTCTCATACATGTCTTTCGGCATGTTCATGAGATCGTCCATGGATACATTCATCAGATTAGCATCGATTCTTTCTGCAATCTTTTCTTCAGCCATTTCTAGCGTGATATAAAGAACATTATAGTTCTGTGTCAGGCAAGAAGCAGCCACATGACACATGAAAAGAGACTTACCGACACCAGTACCTGCAAGAGCAATATTGAGGGTTTTCTGCGGAAGTCCGCCTTTAGTGATTTTGTTGAAGTATTCAAGATCAAATGGGATTCTTTTCTCGATACGATGATAGAAATCATACCGATCAGCGTAATTATCCAAAAAGTCATGACCAATGTGAGGATCGAAACTAACCCCCAAAGCATCAGAAAGCAGAGTAGGAATACTTCCTTTGCCCCTGTTTGGATCTTTGTTATCCAAGATCTGAATGGAATCCATGATGGCATTGTAAATCGCCTTTTCTTGACAGAATTTTTCCGTTGTATCAAGTAGCCAGCCCAGTTGTTGTTCTGATTTGTCACCCGCTATCTCCTTTAGCAGTTCAAGTGACTTATTTAATTCAACTTCAGTGAGTTTGGTTGACTCTTTAAGAGCAATCTCAATCGCTGCTATCGGAGGTAGACTGTTGTACTTCAGAACGAACTGTTTTGTTTCTTCGAACAGTTTTCTTTCGTGGCTTTCGGTCAGATACTCGCTCTTCAGAAACGGCAACGACTTCCTCATGAATGCTTCGTTCCGAATCAGATTCGACAGTATCAGTGTTTCGGTTTTCATTCTTATCCTTTTCAATATGTTCAATGGACCCTAGAAGTATACTACGAAATATCTTCATAGTAAAGTCTTGAAACTTCTTGGAATTAGTATCGTGAAGATTTGGATTTGCAATTACAGTCAAATCATACGACATATTTGTATCGGTAGACATATGAATATTTGTATACTCAATGATGACTCCAGGATACTTCTTCAAGATTTTAATTGCAAGTGCTTCGTGATTAGAAAGATCTAAAAAGAAGTCATAATCTTCGCCTAACTTTAAGTTCTTCGCTCTCCAGAACTGGATTTTCGCTAGTAGTTCGTTAAACATCTTCGTCCTCGGGTGCAGTTACAGCCGAACCGAAGGAGTAGTTTTCACGAATCCAATCCTTGAATGTCACATTTCCGAGAATAGAATCCCAGAACTCTTCGCACTCGGTCTCGGATTCACGCCAGTTCTTACCTTCAACTTCACCAGTTTGGGTGTTGACCTTTGCGTACCAGCCATTCTTCGGCTTGGTTACATGACCAGATTCTAGAGCCATCTCTAGGAGACCGCTGTACTTTGAGATACCGCCATCAAATCGAACAGTCACAGGAACTTTCGACTTCTCGCGAACATAACGAGACTTTTCGACATTGATGATATAGTTGTATCCAATTAAATCTGCGCCATCCTTTTCTTGTTGACGACCAAGGATAAAGATGTTATCTGCAGAATAGTATGAGCCTGTGCCACCACCAACGATCGCTTTAGGAAACATGCCGATTTCCATATAGGTGTGGTTGACAACAACCATCGGGATATCCTTCATCGTGAGATGCGGCGTGACCATACGGAACAGCGACTTAATCTGCTTCGCTCGAGTCATATCACCAACAGACTTTTGGTCAAGAGCATCCTCGACTTCTTTCTTCGAAGCAAGATTACCAATCGAATCAATGAGAATCATGACGCGCTCGCCACGCTCGATCTGACTCAACTGAGCCATGATATCAAACTTCAGTTGCTCGACATCGGTGATTGGAGTGTGAATCACGCGCTCTTTATCAATCCCGAAGTTTTGGAAGTAAGACTGCGGAGTACCAAACTCGGAGTCATAGAAAAGAACAACAGCATCAGGATACTTGTCCTGATAGGCTTTCGCCATAATCAAACTGAACGCAGTCTTGAAGTGCTTTGACGGACCAGCCCACATTGTGAGACCAGGAGTAAAACCACCGTCAATTGAACCAGAAAGGGCAATGTTAACAGCAGGAATGCTGGTCTGCACCATATCCTTTTCTTCAAAGAAGATTGACTTCGCAAGAATAGCAGTATCCTTGATAGTTGTATTTTTCTTGAGTTTATCTAACAGGCTCATTAGCGGTCTCCTTGTTGACGATATATGTATTGTATAGTATTTTACACGAAAAAGCAATCTAGTGTGTCGATTTTTTCAGTGTGCCAATTTATCGTAGAAAGAATGATATCCAAAGGCTCAAGAAATGACTTCTCGAACTGAAGATCATAATCAATGTACTGCTCAGCCTCTAACTGTTTCGGCAAACCAGATAAAAATGCAAGAGTATTGTTATTGTACGGATTAGGTTGTTTGAGATAGATAAACTTAATCTTCTCGCCTTCTTTGATTAACTGGTATCGTTTAGTCGGGTTCATCTTCTTCAGCAAGTGATTATAAACTAGTGCACCCTTCACATGAATCGGTGTGCCTTTCAGATAGATGTTGTTCTCATCTGAATATTCCTTTAGACCATTCACGCTACGAGGAAACGCAATATCTTCAATAGGCAGCGTCTTAAACTCCTTGCGAAACTTCTCAATAAACACATGCAAGTCATCCTGCGATTTATTGATGATGATGTCGATTGCTTCCTTAATCTTAACGCGACAGGCGGAAGGAGTTGAAGATCTAATCGCAGAAATACCCATCATCTTCAGTTTTGGTTTTGCGTATGCAACACCTTCGCTGTCATAGACATTCAGAATATAATTCTTCTTAGCGACCCAGATGGCTTTGTCAGCCAAAGACTCACGCTTCATTTCCATACGCTGTGAATGCGCATTGACATAATCTGCTAGTTCTTGATACGAAGCATCAATATGCGGCTGGATCTTTTCTTCGCAAACTTTATTCATAAACTTGATGACCTTCTTTGTGTCAGAAGTGTCATTATAAAGTTTCTCAATCAGCGGACCCATATTCAGATAAATCGAATCAGTGTCAGAAGCAATGACATAATCCTCATTACCAGACTTCAACAGCAAATTCATATACTTGTTAATCTTCTGCTCAATCCAACGAATGGACAACTGACCCGCTGTAGTAATGCCCTCGGCGATACGAATATCAAAGAAGCGGAAGTATTGATTGCCCAGCGCACCGTAAGCAGAATTTAGAGTGACTTTCTTTGCCAACTGCAGATTGTTGTATCGAGCAACTTGCTTCTCAAGATACTCAACTTGATTCTTATCTTCAAGAACGGTTTCTATTTTTTTCTTGGCTTCAATGGCAAGTTTTTTGTAACGAGTACGGTCTTTGTACATCGTGTCCATAATCTCGGGCATCACACCCTGCTCTTTGTTACTGAACATCTGACCGTTTGGTGTAATCCCAACATTAAAGTCTTTTAGTTCTCTGGTGTCTATCTGCTGACTCAAGAGCGTATCAACATTAATTTTCTTGGTGGCAATAAACTGCTTCATCTCATCCGTATACTTCGCTGGCTCTAGAAGAGTTTCCATCGAGATGTTATACTGCATAATCAAATGCGGATACAGACTGTTTAAGTCAAATGAAGCAACCCACTGGTGCATACCAAGAATAGGATCTTTCACATATGCGCCTTCATAGGCAGACTTCTTTTCTCCTCGTTTCATTTGAGGAATAACAATATTTTTCTTCTTGAGATAGTTGTAGACGATTGCGTCCCACATGCGAACCTGAGTGAACACATCTTCGTAATTAACTTTGTTGTCGTAAGCAAGAGTCAACGCCAACTCAAGAAGTTTCATCTTGTCTTCAAGTTTTTCGACTAGTTCAACATCCTTGATATTGTACTCAATAAACTTCTGATAGTCGTGTTTGTAAAGTTGATGTAGGCTTTCAAACTGAGAATAATCGACTTTCTTTTCTCCAACCTCAATATGCGCAATGTGGTCTAGTCGATAAGACTCTTGCTGGGAGTATGTAAACTTTCGATACAGTTCAATGTAATCAAGAACAGCCACACCATCGATGCTGTAAGAGTTTAATTCTCTGTTAAACTTAACAGTTTTGTATGGGCGCAGTTTATTCCAAGGTGATAACTTTTTGGCTTCATCATCACCAAAGAGTTTGGTGATGCGATTGATCAGATATGGAATATCAAAGAACTCGATATTCCAACCAGTAACTACATCGGGGTGGAATCTACACCAGAAGT